TCGGTCACTAGATGTCCAGGAGGGCTTCCACGAGGCGAATGTTTCGGCCCCATTCCTGGGCCTTCTCGGTCTCGCCGTGGAAGTCCTGCATGTGCGCGTTGAGGTGTGCCTTCACTCCGGCGACGTCGCCGGACGGGATGTTCGCGTCGGTCAGGCGGCTCAACGCGTTGCGGACACCGTTGATGTTCGCCGCGCCCACCGTGCCATCCGAGGACACCTCGTGGTGCGGGAACTTGTAGGAGCCCTTCATCTTCGGGTCACCGCTGGAGTCCACCCAGGCGTAGCAGGCGCGGTAGGCGGAGGTGTCACCGTCCTTCAGGTTCTTCTCCGCGGCCCCGCCGTCCCACGGCTTGTCCACAATGGCGGTGTGCTTCACGCCGATGGCGCCGCGCGCGTCGATCACCCGGGCGAGCCGGTCCGCGGCGGCGCGCTGCGCGCCGACCGGCAGCTGCTCCAGCGCGGAGAGGATCTCCTGGGACCGCGCCGCGATGCTGGTATACGGATTCGCCCCGTAGTTCACCGCGCTCACGTCACCGCGGTCCAGGCTGACGGAGTTGATGCGGTACTGGGTGAACTCCTCGTTCCACTCGCCGCCGCCTTCGTCGATCATGAAGGCGAAGGACATCTCGGTGATGTCGCCGTCCCGGATCGCGGCAACCAGGTCGCGGACGTCCTGACGTTCCGGGTTGAGGTAGGCGACCGAACGCAGCCCCATCGGGTCGGCCGAGAGTTCCAGCGTGCCGTTGGTGGTGCGGGCCATGGTGACGCCCTTGTGGTTGCACAAGAAACTCACGTCGGGGTTGGTCGCGAGCGTCTTGTCGAACGCCGTGCGGGAAATGATTTCCTGGTACTCCCCGAACATATCCCACATTTCGTAGGCGCGTTCCACCATGGACGCATAGCCTTCGAGGCGGATCTTCTCTTGGCCGTTGCGCTGCACCGTCGACATGCGCAGCTCCGACGCGAAGCCCTGTAGGCGGCCACCACCGTTCGGCGTTCCAGGCGACGCAGCGGCGCGCGCCTGCGCGACAGTCGAATTCATTCGTTTCTCCTTCTGCTACAGCGCGCCTTCGGTGGTGGGTGCAGGTGGCGGCTGCTCCAGGCCGGCGCCGGCCTCGACAGAGCGCGGCGGCGGGAAGAAGGTCAGCAGCTCGCCGATCTGGTTCTGGGTCAACGGAGGGCGGTTGTCGAGTTCACGCGCCTCGTTCGGAGTGATCGTCCGGCTCTCGATCTGTGTCTTGATCAGTTGAGCGCGGCTCATCGGGTCCATGCGCAAGAGAGCGTCCGTGTTTAGCTTGACGTACAAGGGTTTCGGGAGGAGCTTTCCCAGGCTCGTCTCGCGGCGGATGATCGCGGGACCGAGATGCATGATCAGGAATTGCAGGTTTCGCTGGGTGACGTTGGCGTAGGTGATGTGCTGGCTACCCGCCGGGGAGTCGATGAGGTCGCCAGGCACGTCGAAGAAGCGGGCGATCTCGCCGACCGACAGCTTCTTCGCGTCGATCCACTCGCTGCCCGTCTGCTGGGCCTGGATCATCTTGTATTCCCAGTCAGCGCCCGAGACGAAGACGTCTCCGGCGGAGACCGTGGACTTGAAGCGATCCTTGATCTGGCTGGCCTGGCCGTCGGTGAGGGTGGTCAACTTCGTGTTCCGCAGTGCCGCCTTCGGCACGCCGCCGGAGCCGAACCAGCCCATCGCGAAATCCTGAATGGACAGGTACTCGCCGATCACCCAGGCGGCGTACGCCACCGGGGACAGCCCGATCGGGAGGCCGGGCACGGTGAACTGACGCTCGTGCCAGACATCGGCCGGATCGTAGGACTTCCCGGCGATCCGGTAGCTGTTGATCTTGCCGCCCTTGCCGGAGAGGGTGACTTCCGACAGTGGCACCAGCTCGATCCGCGAGGGGATGTTCCCGACGTGCCAGCGCTCGGTGATCACCCCGAAGGCGTTGCCGGCACGGTCCAGGTCGAACTGGGTGGAGTACAGCCATTCGGCAGTACTCATTTCTTCCCCACCTGGGGATACCACTGTGGATTGTTCGACCTGGATGCCGTTGACCCGGCGAAAGACGTCGACCGGCATGGTGGAGATGAGGTTCGCTCGCAGCCGAAGGCACGCCCACACCGCGGAGTGCCGGAGAGCGGTGTCGTTGGTGACGACAGCCGACCCGAGCTTCGTGGCGGGTGGGCGCGGCGGGATGAACTCGGAGGCTGGGAGGTTGACGCTGGCGCGTGTGAACAGACCCACCGTCAGCCCCCGTCCTGGTCGGAGCGATTGGCGAGCCAGGTGGACAGGAGTGAACCGGCGAGGACGACCACGCCGCCGGCGGCGAGTGCCGGGCCCCAGCCGATGAGGAGGGCTACGGCACTGGTGGCGCCGGCGGCGATCAGCAGCAGCCCAAGGACGTCGAGGAGCGTGGTGGCAATGTCCCTCACGGCATCAGTTCCTTGACCCGGCGATGGGGCCCGGTCTCGGTCGCGTCGCCGAAGGTCCACGGTTCCGTCCCGTCGCCGCACAGGAAGAAGCGGCCGTCGGTGGTGTCGAGGGCGAGCGCATAGCCGCGGGGATGGAAGACGGTGCGGTTGATGAGCCAGAGCAGCCCATCGGTGCGGAGGTCAACTTCGACGCGAGTCATCGAGCCTCGCTTCGGGGTTCGATCAATCGGCCGGCTGCCAGCGGTAGGTGGGCGGGTCGCTCTTGATGTCGAGCCAGTAGTTCCGGGCAACGGAGTGGCGTGCGGAGAAGACGGGGGCGGTGACGGTCTTCATCGGCAGGGCTCTGCCGTGCCACGGGCCACCCTCGAAGTGCGCCGTGGTCTGAGAGTTGGTCCGTAGCACGGCGGCGAGGTCGCGGTTGTGGAGTTCCACGACGTAGTCCGCGAGTTCGCGGGTTTCCATGAGGCCAAGCAGCTCATCGCCCTTGGCTGCCTCGGTTCCGGCCTGGGCGTAGACGGTGCGGCCGAGGCTGCGGCCGGTGCGCCAGAGGCGGCGGTCGATGTACATGGCCCTTCCTTTTCCCTGGTCAGCACCGGTCAATGGGGTAGCCGGTTGCCCGGGTGTACGGTTGGCGCTATGACCGCTCCGCAAGCGCTGGATGACGTGCGCCGCATTGCCGACATCGAGGAACGCGCCCTCGCCGCCACCGCTTACATCGCGAACGGCGAGAAGAAGATCCGCGAGGCGCGACGCCTGCGCGACGACGACATCCGCACCCTGGTGAAGCTCCACGGGCCAGCGGAGACGGCACGACGGGTCAAGCTGTCGCTATCCACGGTGAAAGCCG